CTCAGCCACTCCAACAGAAGCCAATGCTTTCTCTTGTTCTGTTGGTTTTTGTTTTGGAGCTTTTTTCTTGCCCATCTTTACCTCAAACTAATTTTTTTAAAACTATCGTATCTATAAAATAACCATAATCTTTTACTGCGTAGTCTGCTATGCCTAAACTAGAAGTTTCGCACATAACTGATTTATATCCATGCTTCTTAGCAAACCGCTCAACGTCAGGTAACCATATACCCATCTTGCGACTTCCTTTCTTTGCTGCCCAACACATCCAAAGCACTAAATGGCGGGCAGAGTCACCGTCTTTAAGTTCTGAAAAAACAACAAAAAGTTCTTTATTTTCCATAACAAACAACTTTGCTCTTTCATACACGCAATCAGCATATACATCTTCAGGTCGTTGGCTAGAATGGGGATCGGCATCATATATTTCTTGTAAACCTATTTTTACCCAATCCCACTCTTGTTTAATGTTAGAAAGACGTAGACCTGTGAAGTCTTCTTCCTGAGTATTTTCTCGTTCCTCTGACACTTGTTAAGCCTCCATATTTAACTTTTTTTACTACTGGTACATCACCGTACCTAGCTCGCTCTTTTGCATCTTGTAATTGATCAATAAATAACGTGCCATACACTTGCGCCGCGTTAAAGTCTGTAAAACTATGTCCTGGAGTTCTTAACAGTCTAAATGCCGCTCCATTCACAATCGCATCTCTGTAGTCGTTCATTACTTCAGCATCACAAGATGTTGCTGTATGAGTTGGTTTTAGTATTGCGCGAACGCGTATAGAGTCAGCTGTTGTATTAGATGGTGCGGGTACAACATAAATAGTAGAAGCGTTAAACTTTAAATAAAACTCTGGAGTACCAGACTCACCTACCTCTGTAGTTCTCCACTTAGGCTTACGTTGTTCTAATAAAGTGGGCGATATGGGTTCTAAATCATGTCCGTCATGAGTTACCCAAAGAATTTCATGCAAAGTTGTACCTGCTGGCACATCTAACTCGTATTCAAACTCACCTTTTACGCTAGAGATAGGATCTAACTCTTTTTGATATATGCTTGCTTTTTCACATAGTTCTATTAAGGCAGCTCTGATGTTCCTGATTATAATTAGATCAGGGGCTTCTGGCACAAAAGGTATCAACTCCGATAAAAGAGTTTCAAAATTTATAGTGCTCATACACTATTACCCCTGTGGATCAACTAAAGTAGGATTACCTGGATCCTCTCTACCAAAGTTAACTGTGACATTAGGTGATGTACCTACGTCTCCTTGTGACTTAACTCCTAATGCGGTAGCAAATGCATCATAGTGTGAAGCAGCTCGCTGTGCATTTGCTGCGTAATCGGCTTCTTTACTAAATGCTCTGTAGCATACGTAGTCAGTTATACAGTTTGCAAACACATCAGGAAGATCAATAGCATCGCTAATAGATGCAACATCTGCAGGTACGCCGCTGTAGACAATCTCTACATAAATATTTGCGCCTGCTTTTACTCCCGGAAACACATAAAATGTTTCTGGATCAATTTCATCAAATACATAATGTTTAATATTTTCTCCAGTATCGACGAATTGTGCATCAGTTCCTGTTACTTGGCTGGGGTCGTGCCAATCAGGGAACTGGCTATCTAAAACTCTGCGGCTTACTAAACGAATAGATCGACCTGCGCCAACTCCATTAACATCGTTAAAATCAGTAGCGTGTATATTACGTATGACCCGTAAAAATCTATTGCCATTACTTAAATTAGTGCCTGAACCATCTATTTCAACCCTAGCCATAGTTTGTTTTGTAGTGTTAGCCGTTAATTTTACTATTTCATTAATAGCTGAAGCGTCTGGCTTAAGTAAACAGATCTCTCGTTGCGCATCAGAGATCCACAATAATAGTTCAGTTGATGGCCAGCGGATGCCAGTGTCATCTTGTAAAATAGATTGCACTCTAGTGATTATATTTTGTGCTGTAATAATAGACATTTTTAAGTTCCTTTAAATTAACATTGAAGAAGTTGCAGCTACAGCTCGATTAAGAGCTTTTTTTCTTTGTTCGTCTAGCACGTTAGACTCGCCTAATGAATTTATAGGCGTTTCTGATGAGTTACCAGTCATACCGGTGCTTGATGCTCCAGTCAAATTTGGTCTTTCATCTCCGTCGTCTGCTTTGTTTATAGGGGTTTCAGATGAATTACCAGTCATTCCTATAGACGAATCGTCAAAAGCAAATTTTCTAGTGGCTAAATCTTTTGACTCATTAGCCATAGAACGTAAATTTGATTCCTGGTTTTCTAAAAAATTTCTAACTTCGCCAGACTCGACATCTTTCCGTTTGCTAAATTTGCTGCCAAAAATTTGGGCTATTCTGGAGCCTCGGCTTTTTTTTAATAATCCCATTTTACAGTCCTCTAAACCGACGTCTGTATAGATCGTCTGATATTCCTTCGTTAATTTTTGCTTTTACTTTTGCTTTTACTTTTGCTTTTACTTTTGCTTTTGCTTTTGGTTTTACTTTTGCTTTTGCTTTTGGTTGGGTTTTTACTGTTGAAGCCTTAAAATGGCCAGCTGGCGGGCGTTTACCATCGTTTCTTTTCATGTAATTAGCGTATTTAGTAAGCCCTGACTTAGTGTTGGACAGCCCTGACTTAGTCAGCTGCTCTTTAGTTACATTTAATCTTGCGTTTTTACCCCGACCAACAACTTGTTTTCCTTCGCCGGTTACTTTAGCCTTACCAGTTATTTTATCTCTAACTTTACGAGCGGCAACACCTAAAAAACCTTTGGTCTTTTTATTGCGGTCAAAACTACCACCGAGAACAGGTTTGCCTGCTGCTATTCGTTCTTTACGTTTTTTCGCTGCGGCTTCTCTACGTTTTTTATCGCGTTCCATGCGGCGTTTTCTTTCGGTAGGGTTTTCTTTCGCTCTAATAACCATAATTGTTTACCTATTTAGCGCGGTCTGCCATGCAGTCTCGCGTTCTTCGGTTGTAACTGCTCTACCAGCCAGTTTGTTTACAACGGCTGCTTTGGGGTGGCCGTCAGCTTTAAAATTCTCTGGATCGCCTTCCTCGATTAAACCCTCGAGGGCTACAACCAGTGGGTCTTCTTCCTCTACCTCCGGTTCAGGTTCTGGTTCCGGTGGTGGGGGTGCGTCTACAACTTTAACTGCGCCTATAGATAAAGCTTTTTCTATAGCCTTTTCGTCTCTAACAAGTCTAGGCTTGTTAGGAAAAAACAACCAAGTGCAATTATTAAAAGTAAAACTAATTTGATGTTCACTAACTAACTCTTCGCCAGTTATATCATCCGTGTTTGTTGTAGCCATATTTATTCCTCAAAAAACCCCCTCCGAAGAGGGGGATAAACCTCTGGAGTTTTAGTTTTTAACGAAATATCCTCGTAACGTTAAGGTACCGCCGTCACCAGCATTAGCACCAGTTACGTCTAAAGTAGCAACGCAACGATTATCACGAGTTGTATCTACAGCCTCAGTAAAAGTTTTAAACAAGTTGGTGTAAGTAGTACCATCAACTGTTGCAACACCTAACCGAGCGACGCCGCCTGCCTGCCCAATAGTAGAAGCACTAATGTAAGCATTAGGATCGTCAGTAACGTTTTGACCAGAGAACCCTACAGACAAAGTTAAGTCTGTATTGTTATCGCAGTCTGACGCTAGCAATAGAACATCCACGACGGTCTCGCCTTGGAATATAGGTAACATTTTGTAGACATCGCCATCCGAAATAGCGCCGGTATCGTACGACACTTCACGAATAAAAACAGACCCCGCAGCAACGGGTCCTGTCTCAGCACGCATACTTGTTACAGGATCTAAAGTATAAGTAGCCATGATTTAATACCTCCAATTAAGATATTTTAGAGTCAAAACGGATAATACCGAAGTCTTCGCTACTACCGTGATGATCACTATTATATTTAGGCTTGAGTAAGCCGAAAATCTTACCGATGGAGATACCATGTTGGTTACCATAGTCGAAAGTTTCTTCGACAACTTCAGGTAAACCGATGTCAGCCATAGCAAGGGCTTGTGCACCAATTAACAAACCAGCAGCGCCGTGGTCAGA